AGCCAGCAAGCATGTGGCCGTAAAAATCGCGGGCACGGCTTGACTTGAGTACAAACTGCGCGCTGATGTCTTCTGGCAAATTAAATTGCTCAACTGTTTCAGCCAAGCAAACTTCGCCGGGCAGTAAAAGATAGGGCTCATCTTTTGTCCGCGTTGAAATATCAATTCGCATCAGCTCAAACCGATCGCGAACCTCAACCATCAAATTAGGCCCAAGCCGCACGTCAAGGCTTGCTGGATTCAGTAATTTTTCATCGAAAGGGCAAACCATTTGAGAGGCTTGGCAAAGGCTGCGAATCTCCCAATCAGCAAGAACAGACACGCGTTAAAGTCAGATCTGCCAACGATACACCGGCAAACTTCATTTATCCAGTGACTTTAAGATTTTTCGTTCGTTTTCGTATGGCTTGCGTGCGTCCATGTAGTCCTGCACATAAGGTGCCAACCATTCATGTGGCGGCCAACAGTTTTCCCAATTCACTGGCTTAGCACATTGCACAACAACTGTTGACCAAAAGGCAGCAAGATATGACCACAGCCAGTAAAAATCACTCATCATCGACAAGGATCAACCAGCCAGATTTCTCGCCTTCAACCATCCAACGCTCACTAAACAGCTTCCGTGAAACCTTAATGTTTTTGCCGCCAGTTGTTGTGTCATGGCCGCCGTAAAGGAGATTTGGCGTGCCCATTGGATCATGCAAAATAAAATTTTCTTTATCAAAGCCAACAACAACGCTCCAATGGCCGCAACCGCGCTCATCACAAACTGGCGGATAACCTTGCGAAATGTCGCCATGATGCAACCAGCCAACAAGCACAGGCCTACCGCTGGCAATTTCGGCCTCTAAAACTGCAGCGTCACCATCAGTTCGAAATTCTGCAGTGAGCCCAAGCTTTCGTAACGCATCAAGCTGAGCTGAAACTTCAATCGTGTCACCAAACTGCTGGCGCACCTGGCCATACTCTTCAGCCGTTTTCACAGCACCATGCAAAACAGCAACCATCGCAGCCGATGCGTCAAAGCATCTGCGATAGCCTTTGTCTAGCGAAAGCTGGTGGAAATAGGGCACGTAAGCCCGTTGAGCGATGCCGCTCTCTTTCCAAGCTTCAAACCATGCTGCATCCTCTTGCAGTAGCTCTAATGGCATTGAGTCTTCAAGCTCTTTAATGGCCGCCAGCTGGTGTGGCGTACCTCTGAAAAACTCGAAAAATGGTTGGAGACTTAAGGCCACGGCAAAACTGCTGAGCAGTCTGTTCACTTCTCAACCCTAGTGGCTGGAAATAGATTTGCCTCAACAAATGCTACGACTTTGTCGTCAACTGTGTTGCTAGTCTCTTCGCTGACCTTTTTGAGACAGTCAATCAGCAGCTTCTTGACGGCATCAGATTTAATGAACGCAAAGAGGATCGGACGCAAAAGCAAGATCATCGTGTCTTATCGCGATCACCATAAGTCTAGGTGCGTTCTTCGCGTACTTCCAATTTGGCAACCGAGCGCTCAAGAGCACCGATTCGATTGAACACCTCAGAGTCTTTGCTTTTGATGTCCGCGTGCAATGCGTCTAAACGACTCGTCAAAGATTCAACCGCAGTGGCTAGCCTGACCAAGGATTCTCGGCTTTCCTGGCCTTGCCTCGACAAGCTTGAAATGCTTACTCCGGCAACAGTAATTGAAGCCCCGGCAACAGCAGCAAGGATCTCAATCACCGTTTCAACCTGAAGTCTTACCCATCATGGCTGATTCTTCACAAGAGCAAGATCAAGAGCAGCATTCAAGACTAGGTGATTTTGTAAAGCTTGCGGTGCTTGCTTGGAGCATGGCAATCCTTACCGCAAATTACCTTGGTGTTTTCAAGCAATCGCTTGATCCAACGTTTCCTGCATCACTTTTGACAGGCACCATGGCCGCCATGGGTGTCAACATCAGGCAAAACAAGAAAAAAGAAGAACCTAAACTGAAGCAAGCAGACGCCTCGAAATGAAACGCCTTGCCCTCGTCGCAGCCTTGATCATCGGCGCACCTGTTAGCGCTCAGACCGTAACGCCTCAATTCACTCAAGGGTCTTATACCGCGACGACAACGACCTCTCAAACGATCACTGAAACCATCAATCAAGAGATTTACGGTTCTGCCATAAATACGTGGAGCGGTACTAATGTGACGCCAAGTGCCGACATTGCTGGCGCTTCAACCACTTTCTCTGTCACTGACAGCACTCAGCCTTGGCAATTAGAAACCTCAACACGCGCAGCAGGGCTGATCGAAACCATAGACACAACCCGTACCATTACAACCAACAGCACAACGGTTGGTCTAAGTGTCTTTTCGCAGTAAACCTTGGGCTGCATTTCGTTTTAGCAGCGCCAGCCGTAGCAGCAGAAGGCGATGTTTACAGCACCGCCCAGCCGCAAGCTGCAGCCACAAGCAACAACACCAATCAAAGCGTTCAGATCAATCAGAGTGGCTCTTCATCCCGTCAGCAATTTGGCGGTGGTTTGTCATGCAATGGAGCGACTTTTAATGTCACACCGTTTTATTTAGGCAACGACTCAATCAGCGGCAGCTATCAGCGCGGAAACAATTGGGGCATTCAGGCTGGTGTCACCGTGCCTCTCGATGGGAGCATCACTGAAATGTGCAAGCAAATGGTGGAGCGCAAGCTTGAAAAGGAGCGTCTTGATTAGGAGCTTGTGCGTGCGCTCAAATGTGCCGAATTGATCGACAAAGGCTACACATTTAGACCTGACCATCCTTTGTATGTCGTTTGCGAGCACGTCGTCTCCATCGAAGCTTGGCGTCTGACTCAGAAAGATTCATCGACTGCACCGCCTTTACTGCTGCCAGTTTCTTTAAAGCAGTCTTCATCACAGGCTTCAGAATCTTCGTCAACCGCTGAACCAACGGACCGGCAGCCATCGTCGCCGCCACTGATGCCAGAGCAGCTGCTCCAGCAGTTGCTGCAGCCGTGGTAAGCACTTCTTCTTTTGGCACTGTCAGCTTGATGCTTGTGCCCGGTAGCGTGACTTTAGTCGTCTCTTGAGCTTGTGGAGTTTCCTCGGGGATATTTATCGCTGGCAGCGGTACTTGTATTGGGATTTGTTTTTGGAGCATTGATTCCTTCGGCCTTGAGTCCGCTTTTTTTTCAGCATCTTCTTCTTCAGCGCGTATCTGACGAATCTGTTCAGCAGATGGCAAAACCAATGGCTGATATGAAGGAATTGGTGCCGATGGCACCGGCAGCGTCATACGTTGAGGCACCGGAGGCAAAATTACAGGCTCCGGCAGCTTTGTTGATGGAATGATTGGCGGCTCGCCCATAAAAAAAGGCTCCCGTGAAGGAGCCTTGCTGTGTGTGAGTAATCCCGTTCTAATCAGAACTTGTACTTGCCGCCAACCTTGAGGCCGTAACTGGCGTCAAGATCGTCATACTTGGCAAAAGACACTTCACCGTAAACGTCAAGTTTTTCGGCCACAGGAGCAGAAACGCCAGTCTTGGCAGAGAAGCCGGTTTCAGCTTCACCGCCGTCAGGCATCAACACGCTGGGGCCGCCCTGGACGTAGAAAGCGCCAACCTCATAGCCAACATGAGCGTCAAGCACGCCACCGCCAAAATCAGAGCCATGCCAACCGCCATTCCATTCGGGATTGACGTAAATGCCATCAGCCAGCACAGGTGCAGCCGCCAGAGCGATTGCGCCAGTAGCGCAAGCAAAAGATTTAAGCATGTGAACAGGGAAAACCTTTCGGTAGCGTAGCCTAATTATCGGTCAAAAGGATCAGGCTTGCCGGCCAGAATCATGACCGCACGCTTATAAAAATAAGAATCAGTCTTTCCAGCTTTCTCAAGAGCTAACTTAATCTTTGACCAATTAGCTCTTGTTTCGGCATCCATTACCTACCTTGACCACGGAGCATCTTTTTATTATGACGCGGCTTGCTATTTGAACCACAACCTTGTCGGGTTTTCTTAGGCTTTCCAGGCTTGTGCTCAACGCGAGCCAACCCCGTGCGTGATTTTACCGCCATCAGTCTTGATCGTAAATGTCGTCAACGCCAATGCCTTTGTATTTCAAGGCAAGGCCTGTATAAGTGCCATGCTGCGGATGATCTTGCCTATGGCGACCATCGTGGATGTATAAAGCATCAATCCATGCTTGGCGATTAGCCATAGCTTCAATGTCTTCCGCGCCAGGTTTGCACGGAATCATAGGATCAGGCCGTTGCATTAAAAAGCTGTCTGTGTTGGGCAGTCTAAATGAACAGAGCAGTCAAGAACACTATTGTGCCTTAAGTTCCGCAACCTCGGCTTGCAGTTGCTCAATCACTGCTTGCTGCTCTTGAATTGCTTTGATCAAAGGTGCGATCAACTCGGAATAACCAAGAGACAAAACATCAACGCCGCCATTCACTTTATGGTCTTGGTAGCCACCAAAATCAATGCCTTGTTCATCGGCAGCCTGCTTGACTTCTTGAGCGATCAGACCATGGTGGAAGCGATTACGCTTGCGGCTGCCATCTTTAGGGACAGCAACTCGCTCGTCATCGACATCATCAAAATAATCGTCACGCATATCCCAGCGGAAATCCACGGGACGCAATGACTTGATAAATTCCAACCCAAGCCGTGTGTCACGAATGTCAGTTTTATCTCGCTTATCAGAACGATCCTGAACAGAGCCGTAAGCGTAAGTTGTTGTGCTGGAATTTCCTAGTTGAACCTGATTATTTCCGCCAGCATAGGCTTGATACCCCAAGCAAATTGCATTGTTGTAATTAGCGGGATTGGTTGTGCCTACTTCATACCTACCAGCCGTACGCCCTAGAGCGACGTTGTTGTTTCCAGTCGTATTCTCGTACAAAGCTGCATTACCTAGAGCAACGTTGCCAAGCCCGCTTGTATTGGAATAAAACGCTCGGTAGCCCATCGCGCAGTTCTGCTCTCCCGTAGTGTTGGCATATGCAGCCCGAAGACCCACCGCAGCGTTATTCGCGCCAGTGGTGTTGGCTTGCAAAGCCTGATGACCCAACGCAGTGTTATTACTGGCAGTGGTGTTGGCTTCTAAAGCCTGTGTGCCCACGGCGGTGTTCTGTTGCGCCTCTCCGCTATTTGCACTGTTGAGATTGGCTAGCGCTAACGCACCAACAGCAGTGTTGTTGCCGTTACTAGAGTTTGCAACAGAATTCAGAGCCTGAAAACCGATGGCAGTGTTATATACTGCACCATCGACCAAAGGCAAA